CCAGGCGAACGCCGCGACGGAGATCATCGACGGCCTCGAAGGGGACCTCGCCGCCTACTTGAAGCGCCCGATCGCCCCGGCCGAGTTCGAGGACGAGGAGGTCACCGTCTCGGGCGGGGTGATCTACCCGCGCCACACGCCGATCCTGTCGGTGGCGGGCTTCTCCTACGGGGAGACGGAGATCACCGATGACCAGTACGTCCTCCGCTCCTACGGCCTGGTCGACATCTGGCCGGGCTTCGTGCCGGACCCGATCATCGCCGTCCCGCCCCCGCTCCTCCTCTCCTACACGGCGGGGCTCCCCGGTGATGACCCGACCACGGACTTCGGGCGGAAGGCGCGGGGGGTCCTCCTTCGTGCCGCGGCGCGCGACTTCAACCAGGTGGTCCGCGAGGACCTGGCGGGGGTGGCCCGAGCCGTGATCGAGGGGACGGACCTCGGCTTCCACGGCGGAGTCCGGGCCGGGGCCGGTGGCCTCACCGAGACGGAACTAGAGGGCTTCAAGCGATGGAAGCGCCGGACCGTCCGGGTCGCGGTGGCCCGATGATCGGGGCGCGGGAGACCGTCATCATCCAGACCCTCGGCGCTTCGTTCACCGACTCGGAGGGACGGACCGATCGGTTCACCGACGAGACCACGGTCCACGGGCGCGTGGACGAGGTCTCGGCCCGAGAGATCGAGGTCGCCGCCCAGCGCGGCCAGACCCACGACCTCGTCGTCCTCGTGCCCCCCACCACCGAGGTCTCTCACCGGGACTCGAAGGTCGTGGTCTCAACCCCGGTTCGCCTGGCGGGGACCTACAAGATCGACCGGATCCGGACGACCCGTCGCCACCTCCGGCTCCTCTGCTCGCGGACCTCGATCCGGGACTAGCCCGTGGTCGACTCGGCCCAGCAGGCGCGCAACCAGAAGGCCCTCGCCCGCGCGTCGCGCAACCTGGGCGAGGTCCTCGGCGGGATCGGGGTCGGTGGCAAGGACGGCCTGGCCGACGTCGGGGTGGTCGTCTCGAACCGGGTCCGCCAGAAGTTGTCGACGCCCGGCACCGGCCGGATCTACGGCCGCCCTGGGCTCCGTGGTGCGGGCTCGGTGCGTCACCAGGCCTCGGCCCCAGGGAAGCCCCCGGCGGTCGACACGGGGCGACTGAGGGCCTCCTACACCTGGAGGATCGGCAGGGACGCACGAGGGCCCTACGTGGAGATCGGGACGGACGTCCTCTACGCCCCGTTCCTGGAGTTCGGCACGCGTAAGATGGCCGCCCGCCCCCACCTCCGCCCGGCCGTCAACGAACTCCGCCGGGCGATCGTGGCCCTCATCCGGCAGGGCATCGTCCAGGAGCAGAAGTCGATCGTCCGCCGCCTCCCGAAGGAGATCGCCGCGTGAGCATCGGAGCAGAGGTGAAGGCCCTCGTGGACCCAACCGCGGTGACCGAGACGTACCGGGCGGGCTACGTGCCGGAGGACGCGGCCTTCCCCTACGCCTCGTTCCTCGACCCGGTCTCCGACGCCATCGACCTCCAGGGGGACGCCCAGACGTTGGCCCGCCGTCGGCTCCTTCAAGTCGACCTGTTCCAGGTCGAGGAGGACTTCGACCCAGCCCTGGTCGACGCGGTCGTGGCCGTCATCGACGGGGTCAAGGGGACCTCCGGCTTCCGGTTCCGGGTGGTCGACGTCAACGCCCTCCCCGAGGACGACGACCTCATCCACCACGCGCTCACCGTCTCGGTGGCCCGCCTCTCGTGAGGAACCCCCGCGAGAACCCTGACGGGCGCTACCATCCCCCCGTGATCTACACGACCTTCGGAGGTCCCCAGTAATGGCCGCTGCACACGAGACGATCCTGTTCGACGTCCACGACTTCAAGGTGTACCCGATGATCTCCGACACCGGGGCCTCCCCGGTGTACGGGGCCGCGGTGGACGTCTACGGCATCGCGGAGGTTGGCCTCGACCCGAACCTCATCACCGCCGAACTCAAGGGCGATGGAGTGGTCATCGCGAAGAAGGGCAAACTGGACCGGCTGAACTCCTCGGCCACCTACGGCCGCCTGTCCGGTGACGTGCTGGACGTCATCATCGGCTCGGTGACGACCGAGCGGACCGCCGATCACACGAGGACGGAGATCGAAGCGGGCGTGTCGCTCCCGTCCTTCGGCGCGGCCTTCGTGATCGAGGACGCGGACAACGGCATCGAGGACCTCGTGGTCGTCATGTTCAAGTGCCAGATCACGGGCGGCACCCTCCTCGGCCAGACGACCGACAACTTCGGCCAGCCGTCCTTCGAGTTCGAGGCGATCGGCCTCCAGGCCTCGGCCTTCCTCAACAAGATGGCCTATGTCGACTTCCACAACGTGGCGACGGGTGTCCCCGCCTCGTTGCCGATCTAGGGAGCGACGGGACCCGGGTGACCGGGAGCACCACGGCGGGGGAGGCCTACGTGAGCGGGCCTCCCCCGCTTCGCGTCCGGGTGCTAACATCCCCGGTTGAGATCCCCACCCCCAAGGAGCGCGATGACCGACGTCGACCCGGCCCCGGCCGAGACCCCCGAGCCCCCGGCGACCCCGCCGCCAGAAGGCTGGGTCCCCCCGTACATCCTCCGCAACAAGGGATGCCCGATCGTCCTTTACCGGCTGGAGAACGAGGCCCTCCCGGAGATCGACGCCGACGACGAGGACGCCACCCAGCCGACCCGCAAGGCGTGGCTCCGCTTCACCGCCAACCACGTCGCGGACATCGAGGACGCGTTCGACGGGATCGTGGCTCGGGTCCCGATCGTGGAGGAGCGGAAGGTCATGGACGCCCAGGGCCAGCCGATCAAGGGCCCGGCGGGGTACGAGACCGAGGACATCATCGTTGGCTACGAGGAGCGCGTCTTCTACGGGGTCGACGCCTTCCAGACGGCCCTCTCTCAGAAGACGGGCCGCACCATCCGGAAGGTCTTCTCGATCGCCCTCGATATGGATGAGCAGGCCGTCGGGCTCGCCATGGACACGAGCCGATCCCAGGAGTACCAGACCGCCGTAGGGGTGGCGTGGGCAATCGCCCAAGGTGTGGACCCTACCGAGGCGGCCAAGATCCTCCGGCAAGGTCTGGCCGCCGTCGAAGAAGGGCGCGCCGCCATGGTGTCCCAGTTGCAGAAGATGATGGCTCCGGCCGCGGCATCGACGGCCATTCCCCCTGGGGAAACTGGCTCGCCGCCTGGTGCTCCCTCGGACGGCCAGTAGCCGAGTTCTGGGAGTGCTCCCCGGCCCAGATCCAGCACGTCCTCAAGGCCGCCGGACTCATCAAGAAGAAGGGCACGATCAGTGACGCGCTTCGCATCTTCGGCGCGCACCGGGGGGTGAGGCTCCCCTCCAAGCCCGGGGCGTAGGATCGGCGGAATGACCAGGGACAGGGGCCTCTAGTGGCGACCGGCCTCGACCTCCCGACCCTCGTCCAGAAGGTCCGGGTAGACGGAGACACGGCCCAGGCGGAGCGCCAGGTCGAGTCCTCGATGACCCGCATCGGCGGGAAGATCAAGAAGGCCGGGGTCGCCGCCTCGGTGGGGCTCACCGTCCCGATCATCGCCGGGGCGTTCAAGGCCACCCAGGCCGCGTCCGATCTGGCCGAGTCGGCCTCGAAGGTGGGCGTGGTCTTCGAGGGCCAGCAGGGGATCATCCGAGACTGGGCGAAGACCGCCGCGACCTCGATGGGCCTGTCCGAGGAGGCGGCCCTCGGCGCGGCCGGGACCTTCGGGAACCTGTTCCGCGCGCTTGACGTCGGGCTCAAGCCCGCCGCGGAGATGTCAACCTCCCTTGTCGAACTGGCGTCAGACCTCGCCTCGTTCAACAACGCGAACCCCGAGGACGTCCTCCTCGCGCTTCGCTCTGGCCTCCTCGGTGAGGCGGAGCCCCTCCGACAGTTCGGCGTGTCCTTGTCGGCCGCCCGCATCGAAGCGGAGGCCCTGGCGTCCGGTCTGGTCAAGCCGATCGCGAACGCTACGAAGGTCGCGGAGGCCGCCCTCAAGGTGAAGGTCGCCAACGAGAAGGCGGCCGCCGCGCTCCGCGAGCACGGCGAGGGGAGCACCGAGTACCAGACCGCGGCCATCGCGGCGACGAAGGCGGAGGAGGCCTACGCCGCCTCCACGAAGGGCACGGTCCCCGAACTCACCGCCGCGCAGAAGGCCCAGGCCGCCTACGCCATCATCCAGAAGGACACCGCTCTCGCTCAGGGTGACTTCGCCCGCACGAGC